TTTATTACCTTATTAAAATTACCATCCTTTGTAATGACCTTATCCCCAATTTTAACGTCCTTGATTTGTTTTAACCCATTATTAGTATGAACAAGTGCTGACTCAGTGAAGCAACCTCTACCAACTCCAACTAAACTATCACCACCATTCTTATCCCATATAATCTCTATAATTTTACTTATTGTAATAAAGTAATTGCCTATAATATCCCCTATTTTTTTAGATATAAAATAGAATTCTTCTAGTTCTTCTTCAACTCTTGTAAATGTTGCATCATAATCCTCTACATCTATGAGTTTTAAAAAGCCTTGTTGAATCTTATACATTAAATATCTATCTTGATGGTGTTCAGAATTTAATGTTTCCTGAATATATTTCATATCACTAGGAAAGAAGTTATGGTCTAAATTATCTTCCCAACCCTCTTCAAACTCAACTTCTGGGACAACTTGTTTTCTATCAAAATCATAACGCTCACAAGAATTACCTATTTTTATAGTGTTATCAATTCCAATTTGAATTTCTTCTTGAGTCCAATAAGGCGTAAAATAATCTTTAACTTCATTTTCAGACATAAGGTATGCAGTGCGATAAAAGTCAATTACTTCTCTATCGTCGGACTCTTTTGAGTTTAGGAATTTCTCGTGTACTGAGAGTAATTCTTTCTTTAGATAGTGGGCATCTGTCGCTATTATATATGGTATGCTATACTGGGTAGACAACTCTTTGATTTTATTGTTTACGTATAATTGGTCTTGTTGATACTCTGTTGCTGGCTGAACCTCAAAATAAAAGTTTTCTGGTAAAAATATATCTTGACACATTGAAATAAAAATCTCTATTCCTTCAGATAAAATATCTTTTCTATCTGGGTTATCTCTCATTCCTAACAACATTTTAGGAATTGAGCCACCAAGACATGCAGTAGTCGCTATGATATGCCCTTTATCTTCACCTATTACATCTTCTAAATCAGAAAATTTAGTAGGTGTTCTATCTAGTCCATTAGCTTTAAATGAATTATTTACCCATGCTCTAGTTGATAATTCTATGAGTTGAAAAGCTCCTATTTTATCTTTCGCAAGTAAAATAAAGTGTGGGTAATACATTCCTTTTTTATAATTATTCTTAAGGTTATCATATTGAGAGTCAGTTACCAAGTAAATCTCATTCCCACATATTACTGGGAAATCAAACTCCTTCTCTAGGTTTTTAGCTTTAATGAAACTACCTACAGTTTCATGGTCTGTTATTGCTACACCACTTAATCCTATTTCTTTTGCCCGTTTAATTAAGTCTCTTATTTTAATTGAACTATCTGGAAATCCTCTTGATGCATTTGACTCTCCACTATGTGTGTGTGTGCTGAACATTTATACCTCCCTAATAATGTCTATCTAATATTATTATACATTATGTATAAATGACTGTCAAGCTTAAACAGTCATTTAATAGTTTAAAATATTACTTCATCAATTTCTCTTACATTATAATCGACGATAACCAACTGTGGGTATTCCTTACCTTCAAATACATTTGACTCCATCTCGACAATGAAATCAAATACAACAACTTTAGGCGATTTTCCAAATCCTGTAGTATTTTTCATCCTCATTTTATCTGCCTCGACTGCACTGCTATAAAATTTAATAAAAGTGATATCACCTTTTTTCATTCTAATGATGTTAGCTTTCTCTCCTATTAATTCTACTTCTTCAACTTTAGCTTTTACATTTGTGATTGCAAATCTTGGCGTTGGAATTGTATTGCCCCATGCTGATTGCAGTCTGCCTATTTTTAATACTACTTTCGGGTCTAATCGTCTAAATGGGATTATATAATCTACTGGATAAACTAAATCAAACTCGACATGTTTTAACTTTTCATTTAACCAATCTCTTGCGGGGACTAGATTTTCTGTTAGTATTTTGTGTCCACCAGCGTTTGGATGTCCCATATTCATTATATCTTTATCAAAGAAACCAGATTCATGAAATAAACTCTGTATACTCTCTATAACAGATAATGAGCTATAGTTTCTAAATGAACCTCCATAAGTGTCGTCGCTGTATTGTTTTAAAATAACACATGGTTTCATATACTTAGAAGCAATCTTCTGAGCGACTAATCCTGTCAGACTTTTATTTTCTACAATTTCAGTCCCGTCTACAAATAAAATTTTATTTTCATTTAAATTCTTTTCTATTATTCTTTCTTCGATTAGTGCCATAGCTTTCTCTAGTTCTTTAGTTTGCCTTGATTTAATATTCGTCAATACTCTAACCATATCAACTTCATGGGCAACTTCCATCGGTTCTGGCTTCGGGTCATCTTTACTCTTTCGTCTAGGTGTATACATTACAGGACTGCCTTCACCAACAAAAGCCTTGAACATTTCTACTTTTTCATCTTCTGTGCCACTTCTTATACATGAGTTAATTAATGGAATAACTCTCCAAGATAGTGAATGAAAAGAAATATTTTTCAAATCATAATCTTTTTTCTTATTTATAAAAGCATTAATTAATGGATTTCCAAAATTTGGAATTCCTTCCTCTAGGTAAATGTCTTTAGCTTTATTCATCACTTCAATACCTTTTAATGCTAGATATCTTGTTTCATATGAACGCAAGTCCATACTATCGCCTATCATTCCAAGAGCGACTAAATCAAGGTAATCATTAGCAGATACGTTATTTTTTATTAAGGTATCTATTGCTTGGCAGAACTTATAAACAACGCCTACACCGCTTAAATCCTTATTAGGGTATTTACATAATACTTGGTTAGGATTTATAACTATAGCATTTGGAAATTTCTTTTTAGTGGTCGGGTGATGGTCTAAGATTAGCACATCAACATCTCTATTTTTTAATATCCTATGCTCTTTTATATCATTCGTTCCAGCATCAGGAACAATTAATAATTGATAGTCTTTCTCTGGATGAATTTTGTCTAGCCTTTTGACCTTGATACCATGCTCTTTATTTTCATTCGTTGTAAATATTATGTTAGTATAATCAAATTTTTCCTTAATATACTTATACATAAAACTTGCTGATGTATCTCCGTCAACGTCTTCATCAATTAATACATTAATCTTATTTCCAAGTTTAATATGCTCTAATAATAAGTCAATACCTTTTTGCATATTCAATATTAAAAATGGGTTTAGAACATCCTTTTCACTCACATTCATTAAATGCTCTACATCTTTAACGCCTCTTGCTTCAAGTATGCAAGTTACTATATCATTTTGTGGTAGCTCTGGGTGTTCATTATAAAAATCTAGTCTCTTATACTTCATTCTTTTCTCCTTTACTTATCCAATACAGTATGATATTTATGTTTCTCTTTCATAAGTTCTTCTAATAACCCTCTCCCTTTATCTGAAGGAGCTTCTTTATAATCAAGTCTACCATCGTCACAATAGATAATATAAACATTTACATAGTTGACAAGCTTATCAGCAATTTTCTTAACTTTGGTTACGTATTGATTGTATTCTTTATTGTCTTCTTCTGTTAATAATTCTGTTTTAAATTGTTTATCTAAAGCAATAAACACTTCGTCAACACCTAGTGATAATAAAGTATCCCTTTGATAATTACTCATATTTGTGCCGCACAAACTTAGCGAGAAATTGTTATTGGGATAAAAAGATTCACATTGCATCACCGATTTTTCAGATTCAAATAAGATTGCTTTCCTTACTTTTTTTATTATTTCTTTATTTTGATATAAACCATAGAGGTTAAATTGGAGTGGGTGTTTGTAACTTAGGTTTCCGTAATATATCGGCATATACTTTTTACCATCGTCCAAATCCATTTTTAAAAAGCTTCTGCCTCTTATTCCTATTAATTCCCCATTCATATCATAATGAGGAATTACAGCTTTCCATTGTCTAGTATAGAATCTTATATCAAATCTCCACATTGCTTCTTCAGTTATGAAATCATTTAACCAACTTTCTGGATAGATTTTATCAAACCGATTCATGTCGGTTTTGTTAAATATTGGGAGTATTGGTGGTGGTTCTTTAATCCTCTCTTTTATTTGTGTTAGTTTTTTATATTTATCTAGGAAATCCCAATCTTTACATTTACTCCCTTTATTATCCCAACCAGTATCTTTATGCGTTACTTGATTATATAACCCCTTGAATTTTAATAAGAAATTAAAGGCTTGTATAAACTCCCAATCATAAACTTGCATCAAGAAATCATATACGCTCATACTCCCACAATTTGTATAACAATGAAATCTTCTACCTATTGTATCATCGTAATTTGTTTTATTTGGTTCGTGATAATAATAAAGTTTGTGACTATGACCACCGTGGCATATTGTTTTAAACTTTAAATCTTCATTTTCGTCTATGATGTAATCATCATTTCCTAAATCTTCCATGAGAGAAATGATGTCATCTTTAGTTATTAACTTTAGTAGTTCATCAGCAGTTATTCTCTCAGACATAGGACACCGCCTATTCTATTGGTTGAGGAAGAGTTGGGTTGATGTTTAGTCGTTTAAAATCATAATCAGTCACAAATAGGTCAGTCATTTCCATTGTCCCTAAATCAACACACTGCCATATTCTAACCTCTTTATATTTAGTCCCACGAGATTTGAATATATGTTCAATTCTATTTGGAATAAGTTTTTTACCAAAACCACCTAATGATTTTATGATTGAGTCAACTTTTTCTAATTCCTTTTGAGTAGGTGGCATTATGATAGCACCTATGTCTGCTTTATCTATTAGTGCAAAAGAGCCACGAATCATACCAGCATTTTTCTCATGCTCCCCTTCAGAGGACTTAGCATTGAGTTGAGTGGATGAGCCGAAGTAGATGTTATACTTCTTAGCAATTTTTTTACATTCTGTACTAATCCAAAGATAAACTTGGTCTTCTCTAACAGACATACCTTTTCTTGTGGCAGTAAACTCGCTCATGATTTCTCCTGTGATAGAAATATAGTCAAAGAACAAACCAAAGAAATTTTTATCATTATTGGCATGAAATTCACATATTGCATTTAGTCTTCCAATGCTATAGTTTGGTTCATCGTATAGGTGAATTTGACTTCTTCCAAGTATGTCAATAGCGTATTCAACTCTCTCTTCTTCACCTTCTTCATAAGAGTTTTCTAAAATACGCTCTGTGGGGACTCCACTTATTACAGCCCAAGCAATTACCTCAACTTCATCTTCTAACTCTAACTCTGTACCTACATAAACGCCAGATAATTCTCCATTGGGGTTATTAGGGTTTTTAACAAACTTTTGTTGTTTATAATCCCATAATTCTACGGCTATCGCTTGACATAACTCGCCTAATGCAGAACGACTTTTACCTGTTCCTGAGCCACCAGACCTGATTGTAAATTTAGTTCTTCTCATCCCCATAGATACAGTATTATAATATCCACTGCTGAATAACAAACCATAAGAGGGGGCTTGTTTTAACCTCTCTTTTATTTCAATAGATTTATCCCCAGCTTTTCTATATGAACTTTCTATATCAAGATTAAATTTAGACTTAACCCTTATCATTTTGCTATCACAATGTTTAATAATATCCTCTACGCTCATTTGGTTAAAGTCATTATTTTGTCGCTCTATTGAATTAGTATCAACTTCTGTTTGGTCTAATATATCTGATATATCGACTCCTTCTTCAATACACTCTCTTAATAATGTGAATTTTTTTGTTCTGTTATAGTTGTAATCAAAATTTGCTAGAGTGGTGTGCTCATCTACCATACTAAGCCACTCAAATCCATTGTTATCCTCAAAAACTACCTTATAATGTTTTGGAGACACGTTGGATAAATAGGCTTCAATTTCAATTGGGGTAATTAACTCAACCCCTTGCATAGTTAAATTAAATATTGCTCCATATAAATACTTGTGAAAAGGCTCTTGAAAATCTTTAGTTGATAAAGGATATCTTTTATCTTTAATCAATTCTGGTTTCTTAATTAAGCAACCTAAGACTTGAAATCCAGATTTATTATCATAATACAATTCTTTTAGCTTTTTATTGTTCATATGTCACCCCTTACTCTTCATCATCTATATTATCAAAATCAATTAAGGTATTTTTCATTCTGCGATTACTATTGAAATTGTCGTGTACATTAATCAATTTTGGTTCTTCAATTACTTTTAATTCCTCATTGAAAGCATTAACTTCCATATTCTCTATATAATTTTTTTTAGCTTCTTCATACACATAGGGTATTATACCTAACCCAGTGCCATTTATTACGTAATTACCCATAGTCTCATAGAAGTATTTTAAGGTTAAATACATCCCTTTATTTGTATATTCATAAGGGGGTTTTCTATATTCTCCTAATTGCTTAAACATCATGCCTGTAGGAGTGTGACCATATAGTTCAACGATATATTCATATAGCTCTACCCAGTCATCATTAGTAGCTGTTTTATCTTTTTCTTCTTGTTGTTTTAAATCTAAGCAAGATTGACAATAATGTTTTTTCTTATATAAAACACTGTCCTCTTCTTTATTCATACTCCCACATGTAGGGCATTTGTATTTTTTAACCATTTAATCACCACCTAATAAAAAATAGGTAGAGACTTCACTCTACCTATTTAATTGTATTAAACTAATTCATCTACTAAATCTTGTGTGCGAGAAAGGATATTCATTAATTGTCCAACTTGCTTTTGATTAGTTTCTGAAACTCTACCATCTACACCTAAGAACTCCTCAACTATAGAGATATACTTCAGAACATTTACTCCGTCAGCATCTTCTCCATCATGTTTATAAATGACATTAAATAACTCACCAACTCTCATTTTTAAATCTTCAGCATCTTGTGTTAAAGTTTCAATTAAAGATTTTTGTTGCTCTTTGCTAGTACCAACCTTAACACCATTGGCTCTTTGCTCTTCAATTGCTTTGTTAATAATGGCTTCTAAATTTTTAGCAGAATACTCTGGTAGGTAAAGTTCCATATTATCCCATTTCGTTCTAGCGAAACATAAATCACATTCTGCTAAGATTCCAGATGATGGAATAACTCTTTTGTTTTCATCTACTCCATTGGATTTAAGGTATACAATGATATCACATCTGTCAATTACTGGTTTAACAATACGTTTCCAATCACCCTTTGGAACAGCTTGATAAATTTTTTCGCCATCTTCATCTTCGCCTATTTCTCTGAAGTCTTCATGAGCTAACACTAGATAAGTGAAATCACCTAAGTTAAAAAATTGATTGATTGTATGATAAAACTCATTCTCAAATCTCTTATATAACTTACCATGACCAATATCTCCAAGCTCAGTAACCTCTGCTTGGTCTGTTACATATTTTTCTGTAGATTTACCAAGTGCAGTTAGTGAGTCTAATACTAATGTTTTTGCACTCGCCTTTAGTTTTGCATAAGGATTAGAGTCTGCTTTATTTTGTAATTTTTCTATCCTTTCCAGTCTCTCTTTTTTACCATCTTTATCCTTTGGTTCTGGCTTGTCCTTCTCTCTATCGAGAGCTTGTACCGAGCGTTCATAATTCATTTTATCTTTGTAAACCGAGTCCACAAAGTCTCTAAAGGTAGCCCAATCATGTACAGGAAGTTTTTTAACACCACCTCTAGCATTGAGTGCATTAGGTTCTAATGGTAAAAATAACGGGTCTGGAAAGTTAGTGGCTTGACCTGATTTACCTAGATTATTACCACCATAAACCATTATTACCTTTCCCTCTAGTCCTTCAGCCACTACACTTTCCTCTTGTGTATTAATATAGTCAAATGCCATATTTTATCTCCTATTCATTTTAATTTTTAAGAGTTGATAGGTCGTGAAATCAATCACGACCTATTTGATTTTCATTTAATTAAAAAGGTACGTCCTTATTCTTTTTTGTTTTTGTTTCGCTTGGTTTAGAGAATCCTCCACTTTTAGGTTTAGACTCAGACTTTTTATTTTTTAATTCGTCTAATAGTGTTTCTCTTTCACCTAGCATCTTTTTAATTGAGCCTACAACTTCTGCTCTTTTATCATCAGACTCAATAGGTTCTCCACCTGTAATGACTAATTCATTTACATATGTGATGGTTTCATCAGTTTTGGCTTTTCCACCAAATCCAGATTTCTTTTCTTGGACTTCTACGATTTTACCCGTAGATACATTGCCCCAAATATTGACCATATCACCTTTTGAGAGTTCAACCATTCCATCCACTAAATCTTGGTCTTCAGCAACAAATGACATTGGCTTAATTTCATTTTTGTAAGTGACCATATATCCATCTACAACTAATCTACCTGTTTCGTCATCGTTTTTATCCTTCTCCATAATTGGGTCTTTAGATAAAATAATTTCCATATCGAACTCAGCTTTAAAACTTTGCTCTCCTACAGAGTTAATTGCCATATTACCAAATCCCATTTCTGCTTGAGGTGACATTACATGACTTTCATCTTCTCTGAAGTATTCGTTTAATACAACTTGAGGGGTAAAATCTCCATTACCATAAATTCTCACAACAGTAGCAGTTTTTTCCTCTGTTGCCGTGTCTACAGTCACTCCATGTTCCATAATTTCCATTAGTTTTTCATATGCTTTTGCAACTGAGCCACCACTTGTTAATTCTTTTTTATAAATCTTAACATCTACTTGTTGATTTGGTTTTTCCCCATACTTTAATGTAATTACACCACTGATGAAATTTTCCTTATCATCATTCTTTTTCTTTTCTAGGTTAACTTCTTTCAAGTAACCAATAAACTCTGCTTTGTTTTTAGTTTTTAGTGTTTTTTGCTCTGCCATAAATAAATACCTCCATCATAATTTAAGTTTAATTTTATAGTTAAGTTTTTCAACTTTAACAACCCTCTAACTCAAGTATACCACACGTTTCCATATATTGTCAACTACTATTTTTTACTTATTATTTGTGCCTAGCACATTTCTCTCAATGCGGTCTTCCGTCCTGCGATTCATCCACATTAATGCTTCTTCGATGTGAGTTAATGCAATAGCATTTTCTCTTGATGAAAAATCACCTTGTTGAAAGCATTGTAGTCTGTGGCGAACGATTTCAAGTAAATCTGTGTCCAATACACCATGAATCGAATCATCTAATTTTCTTGCTCCGTTTTGAAATTGGACATATACTTCTTTGCTCCCATCTTGTAAGTCGATTATATAACTATGGTGTGCTCCACCGTTTCCCTTTTCATCGGCAGTGAATACGGTATTTAAGTTTTCTCTTTTCTGGATTCTGTTTAATTTCATATATTCTCTCCTATTCTATTTTCAATAATTTCTAGCCACAAATAACACCCACAAAATAAATCCAAGAATCAACGCTCCTAAAATCCATATAGGCGACAGCACCCATACCCACGACCATGTAATTATGCCTATTAATTTCAGTACAATGAATACTAATGCTAATGCTCCAAAGAATCCGATACCACTACTGCTACTTGATGATACATTATTAACTTGTTTGCCCATTTTATTCCT